GCCGGCGCGGGCGCTGCTGAAATTGACGCCCTCCAGATCACTGGCCAGCGTGTGGTAAGCCACCCCCAGCCCGGAAGCAATACCGCGCAGGCGCGATTTGACGAAGCCGTCAAAATTGCCGTTTGGATAGTCTGGGTTAAAGCTCTGGAATTCATAGCCCGGCGGCAAAACACCGAACTGGCCGGGATCGGCTTCGGTAAAGAATTCGCCGGCTTCCTGCGCATCGGCCAGCGGCGCCACATTGCCATCTGGCGAAGTAAAGAAGCCCATTTTAGAAGCGCCAGCACGGGCGGCCACCACGGCGGATTCCTCAAAACCGGATAGCATCTTGAGGCCGGACATGATGGCGTGCATCCACGGCAGGCCGCGATGCTGCTCCGGGCGCTCCGGGTCATACAAATGGATGATGTCGGTTGCCGGGATCGGCTCGTAACGCGGCGTGGTCAGCGTTCCTGGGTTGATGTAATAGTTGAGCGGCCGCCCTTTGGCGTCCATCTCAATGCCCATCACCACCCGATTGCCGGCACGGCTGTAATCGTTCAGGGTCGTTGGCAGTCGGTCGATTTCGATCAGTTGCAACTGGAATGGATCAGCGGTTCCCGGTTCGCGCCAGATGCGCACCAGCGCTTCGCCATCGCGAGCCACCGCGCGCACCAGNTGGCGCTGCAGTTCNGCGAACGAGTAGCGGCCGGAGACTTCGCANACGCCGCGCTGCGACCATTTCCAGAAGGCATTTTCAATCCATTGCCGCGCCAACAGGTCGGGCTTGTCGCCTTCAAAGACCTGGCTTTGCAGGCGGAATCCGTTTTGGCCGACGATGTGCGTTACGCACATTTGCAGGAATTTCTTGGCGTATTCGTTATTTTGCGCCAGATCGCGTGAACGGCCGCGCAGCTTGTCGAGCGAGCGCACCAACTCTTCGTCGGCGCTGATATTGGCCGCGCGCCAGGAATAATTCAGTCTGTCATCGGAGGCAGCGGCAAAGGCTTTGCCCAGCGGCTTGATTAAAAGACGCGGCCGCGCCGAGGGGGGAGACGCGGCCGCTTTTCCAACACGGAAGAAATCGAAAAGGCTCATCAGAACCTCACATAAAGGGATTTGGACGAGCGTTCGCCATTGGCCAGCGCGGCGGCGCGCTCTTCGGCAGCGACCTGCGTTTTCCAGTAGTCGATAGCCTTGATCCAATCGGCCTTGACATCAAATTTCATGCGGCGGTCAGCGATGCTGTATTCAGCGACAAAGCCCTGGCCGTTGGTGATGCGCGTCTGGTATTCGGCGTTCAGGCCGTCAAGTATCTTTTGCGCGGCGCTGCGGTTGTCGTAACCGGCGGCGCTGACGGCGGCCAGATTGGGCGCGACCGTGATTTTCGTTTCGCTAATAGTGATGCGCTGCAGCGTCGCACCGCTGCCAGTTTCGACATAGCCGGTCAGGGTATAGATACCAGCTGCCCATGCTGCGCTGGTGGCAGCCGTCACTGTCGTCAGATGATCGCTACCCAATGCGGTGGCGGTAATGTCCATCTTCGCCGTCGCATTGATCAGGCGATATTTCAGGACATAGGTCGGCGCTGGGTAAAGGGCAAGCGTTTTTTGCCAGATGATGGTGTCGCCGGCAACAACGCGTAATGGTTCGGTGGTGGCAGTCATGGGCGCGAGATTGCGCCAGCCACGTTAGAAAGTTAAGGCAAAAAATGGCCGATTATCGTTTCATGGGGCTAGAATGACAAAACGAAACCAAGGGTCGCCGAAGTTGAATTGGTGGCTTTCCGCTATAAGAAGAAGTAGGCAGATTACTTCCCTTTCAGCAACCGCCGCGCACTGCGCTCCGGGATTCCCGTTGCCGCCACGATTTCGCGCGTCAGCTTGCGATTCAGTCGCGCGATCTGCACCAGGCGCTTTTGCTTGGGCAACTGCTGTATATACACGCGCTCGCCGCCAAATTCGGCGCGGATCGCCACTTCGATCTGCTTGCTGGCATCATCCGGGATGGAAACCCCGGCACGGCGGGCGTATTCAAGCATGCTGCGGATCATTTCGGACAAGATGGCCTCCATTGGCGTTACCAGTTTTTAATAAAACCTGACGAGCGGCGCGGGCGGGGTTGCGGCGCGGCAGCGACGGGCGCATCGCGTTTTTTATTGAGCGCTTCCAGATCAATGCCGGATAAGCGCAGCGCCGCATGCGCATAGACAAAGCAATCAAGCGCTTCATTGCGCGGCCGGGTCTGCACCCATTCAGCGTAGGGCCGGGTGCCGCGAATTTTGGTGACCAGTTTTTCCGCAGTGAGCTGGGCAAAATACTCGTCGTCAAAGGAAGGCTCGTTCGGAAAATGCACATAACCGGCGCCCGGCTTGATGATCTTGAGGCGCGAAAACAGTAGCGCCTTGGCCTGATCGACACCGACCATGTGCACGGTGATGCCTTTCTTGCGCTGGCGGCGCAGGCGCTGGCGGCGGGCGCGCTCATCTTCGACCAGCGGCCTGCCGGGGCCGGGCACACCCTTGATGGCGAAGGCGTAGCGCAATTTGCTGACGAATTCATAGACCATGGTGGTGTTGTAACCAGAATCGACGGCCAGCGCTGCCGGCGCGTAGTGCTGCAATTCTTCAAAAAAGCGCGCCCAGGTTTCCGGCTGGGTCGTGTCGCCGGGCACGATGATGTGATCCATAACCCAAGCCTCTTCGCCGGCCTGCCATCCGATGATGGTGCATTCGAGGCGGTCTTTCTGCACGTCCACACCCGCCGTCTTGATGAGCGGAATTGGCATTTCTTCGTAATCTTCCAGCCGCGTCATGAGGCCGGTCGGGTCGATTTCGTCGCCCTGTTCCACCCACGGTTCGCCCAGATGCGTGTTGACGAAGGTGCGCAGGGTGCCCGGCGATTTGACGGCATCTTGCCATTCGCGCGCCAGATCGAGCCAAGAAGGGCCGAGGCCGACAGGAGCCAGCAGCGCGGTCAGGTGATAGCCGCGAATATGGCGCTCCGGGTGTGTGGCGATCCAGCGGCCGCCGGCCAGCAGCGCCGGTTTTTGATGTTCGGCGATTTCGCGCCCGCATTCGCGGCAGACATACCAGGCGGACAGGATGTTATCTTCGACCTTCGACCATTTGACGCCGTGCGCCACCTCGGGGCCACCCCATTCCAACGGCTGCAGCATGCCGCAATGCGGGCACGGCACATGGTAGCGGCGCTGGTCGGATTTGAGCCATTCGCGCTGGATCAGTGATTCACCGGAGACGGTGGGGGTTGAAATCAGCATGCGGCGGGCGCGGGCGAAGGCTTTGGTGCGCCCGGCTGCCAGCTTGACGGGATCGCCTTCACTGCCGACTTCGGGCGGGAAACGATCCAGATCATCCATGATGACGATGCGGACTGACCGTTGGGCGTAGCTGTTGGGCGAATTGCCACCTGAGAGAAACAGCACGCCGCCGGGGAAGTCGATCATATCCTGCCGGTTGGCGGCATCCCGGCTGCGATTGCCGCCGAGCAGATCGCGGATGACCGGCGTATCGGTCAGCAGCGGGTTGAGTTTCTGCGCCTTCCAGGAATCGCGCGCATCGATGGTCGGCATCAGTACCATCATCGGCGTCGGCGCATGATCCATGATGTAACCAATGACGTTAACCGTGGCCTCGGTGACGCCAACCTGCGAGGATTTCATCACCACCACGTCCTGAACGCGGCTGTTGGTCGAAAAGCAATTCTGGATTTCCTCCAGAAACGGCGTGCGCCGCGTGCGGAATGGGCCACGCTCGCCCGACTGCTTGCCTGTCAACACCCGATGCCCGTCCGCCCATTGCGTGACCGACAGCGCCTTGCGCGGTGCCATGGCGTGCCAGGCGACGGTGAGGCAGTGGGCGAGTTTGTCGGTCATCCCGGCCGCCTTTCGTGCCGGAAAGCAAACCAGCGGCGCAGGGCATAGCTACGCGCCAGGCTGATTGCCGTGAACCACAGGCCAATCTGGATATTTTCTGCAACGCTGACGTGAATGCCGAACATCGGAAATACCAGCAATTGACTGACCAGCGCCACCAGATAGCCGACCGCGATATTGGCGGCGCTTTCGATCAGGCTTTGAGTGCGGGTCTGCATATTACTCGCCCGCCTTTGGTGTTTGGAGCGTTGTGGTCGGAGTCGCGCCGCCCAGGCCGGAGGGGTGCTCCGGCGCCTGCTCTTTACAACGCTTTATTTTTTCGCCGCGATACATACCGGCGCCCATTTCCTCTATCTTTGAAAATGGGATTTCCGGCGTGATCAGTCTAGCACGCGCCGCTGGATTCAAAAAATAGATATACCTTAACTGGAAACGCCATNTTTAAGAGGCTTAAATCCGGCAGCGGCATAGCCTTTCATTGATGAAGCGCCATTATTAACGGCGGCATGGTTTAATTTGAGGCGGCCTGTTTTAAGCGCCATTGTGNGCATAATCGCCGGCCCTTTGGTTTTTGAAATCCGGTGCACAATCTCTTTGGCCTGCTGCTGCTGCTTGCTCTTGCCGTCAGTTAAACTTACGCGCGAGAATGTTTCGCCTTCCGGCGCAATCCATACCTGATTATTTTTTTTAATTGCTGTTAGCACAAAACCGGCGGCGCGGTAAATCGTGCCGTCGCCGCATTGGGTGCCATCGGCAAAACTGACAATCCATTCGATGTGCGGGTAGTGTTTACGAATCAGGCGAAATGCTACACCCAAGGCTCGGCTTTCGGAGTTGCGTGGCAATCGATCTGAAAACGCCATGCGGTTTAATTCTAAAAAATTATTCCAGCCTGTGTCGCGCACCAAGCCTTGAATTTTTCTTTTGTCCAGCGACGGGCCGAATTGCATAGCTCCCTCAAGTTTTCCATCAAGAAAAACACCAAAATGAAGTTGGGAGTTATTCACCGTCTTTCCTGAATAATGCACGCGCTTAACTAGCGCGCCAGCATCTTTGGCGCTTATTGGCGCAACGTGAATATCTTTAGCGCTTGCCATGATTGTTCAGGAACGTTTCGCAAATTCGCGCCAAGGCGTTGCCGTTGCTGTTTTCGTTTGGGCTGTTGACATAAGGGCCGATTTTCGCGGCTGCTTGCATTGCCGCAGTCACTTGCTCTGCTTGTGAAT